GCTACCGCTTTAGCTTCATCCTCTGTTTTTAAGGCTCTACCATACTGCCTCCCCTCCGTATCACGCACAACCAATGAAGGCATGCTTTTGGTTTCTGTCTCTCCTTCTTTTGCAGACGGGACGGTAGTTTCTTCAAGCGAGGTGAATATGGTGGAGGGAAATCTATCTCCTAGAGACTTAGAGATTTCTTGAGCGTACTTGGTTGCGTTCTCTGTCCTTACATTTTCAGACAGTCTTGGAGGCTTAAAGCCAAGGAGAGCCTTATTATCTAGGGGGTCTGTGTTAGGCGTGTATAGATCCTGTTGTCCTTTTGCTATCTGTTCGCTTAACTTTTCTCTTTCGTTCTGAAAATACTCTTCCTGTGTTTGTCTTAATTCAGCTTCTTTCTTTTCCTGAGCTTCTCTTAATGCCTGACGCTTGGCTTCATCATTATTTCCAAAAGCTGTATGCGCTGCGCCACCATAAAAACCACCGACCAGACCTCCCGCTGCAGCAGACTCCTTGTAAGACTCTATTGCTTCTGGGTCATCAAGCGGTAAGCCAGCTTGCAATCTTGATATAAAATCCTGAGCTACTTCTGTAGGTGCCTCAGTAACACCGCCAGTAGCTGCGCCTTTAGCTGCTCTGGTAAATACATTACCAGTAAACATTTTACCCGGTTTAAGTCCGAACATTATTCTAAATTGTAGAGTGTCTAAAGCAGACTGACCGATTGCTGCTGCTAAAGCATCAGAATAATCAATTTCCTCTCTCAAGCCTTTTCTAATAGCTTCTTCTTGATTGTAGATATTTTCATCAAATAACTGCGGAGCAGATACAGCTACTGCAGGAGCAATGATCGAACCAGCAAACGCTCCCAATGGCCCAAAATAACTTCCTGCTTTTGCTCCAGTTAACGAGGCCGCCCCCATTGCAGCTATATTAGGAGCTTGTTTTGTAATACCTTCTTTAGCATAAGTAAGAAAAGAAGAAAAATCATCTACGTCTTTAAATCGGGTAAAAAGAGGGCCATATTCAGCCATCTCTTCTTCCTGCTCTTCCATGTATTCTGAGCCAAACTTTTCAAGAGGCTCATAACCTGTTGTTTTTCCTATGGCTTCAGCGGCCTGACCATAGCCATGCTGCAACTGATCTACACCAAAACCAATAGCATCAAATACACCTACAGACTTATCTTCCTCTTCTTCAAGAGGATCTTGTGGCTGGGTATAAAGATCTGAAAAAGGGGTTGAAAGATCAGGTGATGATAGTAAAGGAGCATCATACTGGCTTTGAACAAAACCAAAGATGTCTTCCTGCGAAGCACCCTCAGGATGCGTTACGCGATATTGCTGACCGTCTGGTGCTGTTACTAACGACTCAGGCACAATATATTACTCTTCCATTGCTTGTTGCTTTTGCAAGTCTTGTTTTGCCGAATTCATTATTGGCACGATTGTACTTCTTAACTGCGGATATTGTTGCAACATAGTTGACATTGAACTATAAACGTATGCTGCTCTTTCATTAAGCGGCCTTGTTTCTGAGTAGTCTAATATATCAAATATAAGCTTTGATGCATCTACATTTCCAGCAGCAGCTAATTTCTTAGCTTGTGCCTCTGCAGTCCTAATGTAAGCATCAATCCTTCCTGCTTCAGAAAGAATCTTAACATCCCTATCCAGATCTGCTTGTGCTGCCTTGGCCTCGTATTGTTTTTGCTGCATAAGTATCTTTGAAGCATCTCGTAAACCACCCGCCAGATTGTTATCAGCGACACCAGCACCAAAAGCTACCAGCGCAGGATTAACAAAATCAGGAGTAGGCATTGACTTGCCTCTTAACGCTCTAAGCTCACTAGATGCAGTGGAGCCAAAAGGGTTAAACTGAGGAGCAAGTCCAGATGGTGTTGTCATTCCTCCATCAAGTCCAGTTATGGAGTATCCCTTATACTTTCCTTCTCCTTTAATAGCGTTTTGTCTTTCGAGCATCAGTGCTGCTGGATCTACATCTACTGCTTGATCTGCATCTACTGCTGTTGCATCGTTAACATCAACTACTGTTGCATCGTTAGATCCTAATTTCTTTATAAAATCGGGAGTTATACCTGATACAGCTTCTGCAATAGAGTCTCTAGCTCCTTGAGTTTCCTCTGCTGTGGGAATTTTGCTTGCAAGTCTTTTTCCTAAATTAACTAGATTTCTCATTGGGCCAGCTTCATCGTAAATAGGAGAATCTCCAGTAAGAATACCTCCCAGCCTACCCATCATTGCGTTAAACTCTTCCTGTTCTGCTGCTCTTGTTTGTTGATAAGCATCTTCCTCACTAAGAACACCCCTATCTAATAAAGCAGCCAGACCTTCAGCTTCTGTAGAAGCCGAATAATCTTTAAAGCCTCCAGCATCTATTCCTGCAGGAATTATGTCGCCCTCAATAATTCCTCCATATCCAAATAAATCTTGGGCTGTTTGATTAGCTTTCTGACGTTGCTCAAAAGGCATTCTTGGATTCTGAGCAATTTCTGACAAGCTCCTTATTCTTTCTGAAATAGTTTTAGACGCTGGCCTATCTGGTTGCATTGCAATAGCATTTTCAAGCCTGTTTCTTCTCATTTCTTCAGGATCGCTAATGCTAACATCTTCATCAATATAAGGCAGCCCTTGTCTTTGCATGTCTGCAAGAGGATAATCTGATATAGGTCGATCAGGGGCGTAATCTTTAGAAAACGCTGGTGGTAAATTTTCTGTTGCTGCATCATAAGCAGATACTTGCTGGTTCATATTTGCTTCTTCAATCATCTTCAACAAAACTGAATCAGGAAGATGACTATACCTCTTTCTCATTTCTTCTAATCTAGGATTTACCTCCTCTCTTCTAGCTCGATCTAGTTGAGAAAACACTCCCGCTTGCGTATAAGGAATATATCCAGTGCCTCCATTAGATAAATTAACCACACCACCAGAAGCAGCCATAGCAGTAGGGCCAGACATTGGGTTAATATTAGCTAGAGAGCCTGAAGGAGCCGCCATATTTCCCTGAAGCCCTCCCTGAGACATTCCCTGAGACATTCCCTGAGGATAGCCTTGAGTCATATTTGGATTTGCGTATCCTGAAGAAGCAAGAAGATTTGGCTGCGTATTAGACAGTATTCCGCTCTGCTCCACAATCTGCTCTGCTACAGTAGAATCAGGCTGTCTTTCTGCGTAACTTGCTCGCATCTTGCCTCTTCTTTGTATTTCTGAAACAGTTAAAAACTGAGGAAGCTCGCCATCAGGGTACATGGCCTGCTTCATTAACTGATCGTCTGACATGCCTTTTACAATGTCTTCTTTTTCAAGCATGTTTAGCATCATTACGCGACTCCTCCTTGCTGCCCTCTTAACGCATTATAAAGACCCACACCAGCTATGCCTGTTCCTAGTAGTTGCTGTGTAGTGCTTGGGCCAACTCCGTAAGATGTTTGTACTTCTCCCGGCCTTATTGGGAGTCCTTGTAGCATCGAGCTATAAAAAGCAAGCTGTTCTTTTGGATACGCTTGTTGCCTCAGAAAATCTGCATAACCTATATCCAGACCGCGCTGATAAAGCTGACGCTGTATCTCGCCTGCCGCTTGCAGTCCTTTAAGTCTTTCCATTTCCATTGCTTGCCGTTGGGCTGCAGTTTCTCCCAATGCGCTTGCCGCTGCCAGCCTCTGCTGGTCACCTTGCAATAGGTTCCCATAGGCTTGCTGGGACAGTTCTGCGGCTCTTTGTCTAGCACCCCTATCTGCCTCATACGCACTTCTAGCCTGATCAAATGCTTGAGCAGAACCTCTCATCTGGATATCACCAAGTTGTTGTCCCAGATTCCTCTCTCTTTCTGATTGCATGATGCCTTCTCTATAACCACCAAGGCTTCCTGCTCTGGCTGCCTGAAGACCCATGTCACGACCAGATATGTCAGACTGTCTTCTAGCTTCTCTCTTTTCAACATCAGTAACGAGTTGCTGATAAGGATTCATGTACTGACCCATGATGTAGGGATCTGCCATAGTTGCAAATGGTTGCGCTCTTTGTGTTGCCCCAATCATTGAAGATGCATACGGATTGCCCATCCCGACTTGACCGCTAATCATGCTTGAAGCATCAAGCTCTGGTGTCGTACCGCTTACACCCATAGCTTCCATGCGATTCATCGCTTCTTGCTCTTGAGGGCTGAAATACGCTAATCTTGAAGCTGGATAGGGAGAATAAGGTACTGCGCTCTCATATCCCGCCCTTCCAAGTAAAGACTGATAATACGGTCTAGCGTACTCAGGAAGATTGCTCTGGGTTACCTGTGATGTAGTATGTGTCGGGCTACTGCCCCCGCCTCCAGACATACTATACCTCCTTTACACATTTGTAGGTTACTTTTTCATAACCGTGGGTTTTTCCATAATTCATGATTTCTTGACTTGATGTCCAGAATTCTATGCTTTTACAGTTAAATCTTTTAGCTATCTCTTCTAAATCTTTTTGCACTCTATAAGCCCCTGATGCCTCTTTATACCAAGCTACCCACAGCAACAAATACTTTTCTTTTGAAAAGTCTCTTTTCATTACTTGGGTAATTAAAAATCCGTTTTTTGCTTTTACGTCTTTATCTATCCAGAGGATAGCAAGACCTTTCTTGCAGGCATCGTAATAATCTTTAAATGTTTCTGGCTCGTTACTTTCCTGTTTAATTTGATACAGACCTATTTTAATCTCCTTCCAATGATCGTCTATATCTGCTTGAACTAAATTCAAGTTTAATCACAGCTTCTTTCATACACACAATATGCTTTTTTAAACGCATATTCATCTTTCTTTAACCACTTCCAAAACCCAAATCGACCAATTCCTTCCATTCCGTCACATTTGTTGTCTTTGCCCCATTTACGCACAATTTCAAACATATCTAAACCCCAGCTTTCAAAATCTTTTCCACCTACAAACTGGAATGCCAACATAATTGAATTTGGGTATGTAACAATTTGCGTAGTCATTGCACCATGAATAGTTTTTTCATCATCAAACACAATCCACAAATGGTGTTGACCTGTGATTAGAGCCGCTAACAAATGCTCCATCGTCCACCTTCCTCCTGACTGATCAACAGCAGGCTCAAGCATGCCTCTGACATCTTTCCACACTTGAGAGGTATGATCTGGCGGCACTAATGCCACGGTATAATCATTTTCCTTGGCTTGTTCTATGTGATGGATTTTTGCAGTTTGACTCATAGAGATATCCTTTATGCGTATTGTGGGCCTAAAGTATTACGGATTACTTGGTCTGCATCAATAGCTGGTGCCTGTTCTGTGTTTCCTTGTCTTTCCTGTCTACTTCTGTCCATCATCGCATACATTTTTTGTGTGCCAACAGAACTATTTCCATTTCCTAGATGCGCCAATACATCTACTGGAACAACAAACTCTCCATTACTTAATCCCGCTTTTTGCTTTCCAGAAATATGGGCATCTATACTGTCGCTCATGCCATCTCCTTCGCCTGTTATAAGCCCTTCGGTTTGTACCGCAGCTATGCCCTCGTCTAAAGGATCTTGTAGCACCTTATTTCTCAGTCTTCTGTAAGATTCCTCGCCAAACACAGCAATATACATTTCTGTTATTGCATCAACTTGTTCTTCTGGGACTTCTGCAAGAATCGCTTTCTTTGTCATTTCAATAAGCATTTCAGCCTCTCCCTGATTACTAGGAAGCACAGCAGTAATGCCATCTTGAGGCGCAGGAGGTTGAGTCATTGCTACATCATAACCTCTTTTAATGTTTTCTGGAGTAATTTCACCAACACCGCCTTCTTGAAAGTATGCAGTCTCTCCAGATGGCCCAGACACGGAAAGTCCTCCTCTTGTTGGTCTGCCTGTTTGCTGGGCTTGTCTTTCTGCTGCTCTTCTTATATGTTCTGGAATTGTACGCTGAGACTGACCCTTGGCTTTAGGCTCCGCTTCCTTATTTGCTCCTTTTTTGCCCGTGTGAGGATTAACATACCCAAACTGACTTGCATAATTATCCCAGTAAGGAGAATCTGCTGGGTATTTCTTCATTGCTTGTTTTTCAGAAAAAGCTCTTAGCTGATTTACTACGCTTTGTCTGGCAGTTTCTCGCAAGTCTGCTGCATCAACCTCATTGCCTATGCCGCTAACACCAATTCCCGCCCCTTGAACCGCTTCTGAAAAGTAATACGGCCCTGCATCTTGGTCAAAATATTCTGCCTCAAACCTTTTTGTTTCTGGATTAAACGTAACCATGTCCTCGTAAGACTTAGGTTTAGGTGAGGCGGGGATGGCTCCCTGTGCTTGACCCACTCCCCCCTTAGGGGTAGTAGCTGGATCTACAACAGGATCATCTGGAGTGTCATCCTCTGTTACAACAGGATCATCTGGAGTGTCTTTATCATCTGTAGGACGTACTCGCGGCTGTACAATCGGAGGTGGAGGCTCATAACCAGCATAAGGCAAGAACCTGTTCATCGGTGTTACTTGAGATATACCGCTAGAATAGCCTAACAGATTTTGCAAGTACGATGGAGTGTTAACTGGAGATCCAAAGAAAGGCTGCCCATATATTGGATTAAAACGCTGCGGAGCGTACTGCCTGCTAGGAGTAAACACATCAGGGTTTTGAAACATATTTCCTTCTTCATCTTGTGCATAAAAAGGAACATTTTGGAAATAACTAAATTCTGGCTCAAAGCCAGCCATGTAACCTCGGTCTGGTCGAGCCGCATATCTTCCTCTAAGGTTTTGTTGAATATAAGCATCAGGAGGCATTCTGTCGCGTCCAATCATGCTTGCACCGTATGTACTGCCCGGCCCGTAGCCATATGCGTTAGCGTAGAAATAAGGATTATAACCCTCTTCTCTTTCCTCATAATAAGGAAGAGCCACTCCTGTTAACGGGTCAACATCAAATCCTTCTGCTTCTGCTGGCCCATCTTCTCCTGTTTCACCGCTTTCTTCCTCTTTTCCTGCTTGCTCTCTAAGAATAGCAAGCTGCTCTGGAGTCAGGCTTCCTAAAAAGTCTATATCTAAGCTACCCAAGCCTCCGTAAAAATAGTGCTTTTTTGGGCCGACTAAATCGGCTATTCCCCCTTTATTTAAAGACACTTTTCCACCTGAAGCGGCTAAATATCTGGCCTTATAGCTAGGATCTGCATATCCATACATTCCTTGCATTCTTGCTTTAGCTTCATCGTACTCAGCTTCTCTTTCCTCTTCTGCTTCTCTGAACGCTCTGTTTGAAGCGTCTTTAATAGCAACTCCCTCTTTATGAGCTAAAGCTGCAGCAGGAGGAAGAAATACCGATGGTTTTAAAAACTGCTTTGCTACCGTTCCCGGATTTTCCATAACCATCGACAGCCTGTCACCAGCACTCATATCAGCTATAGCTCCAGATGGTTTGAAAGACAAAGGCTTATATAACGCATCTTTTGCACTTGCTACATTTGCCTGAGCCATATCAACTGCACTTTGACTGCCAATAACGCTTTCCAACCCTTCAGGGCTTATATTTTGTATTCCTGCAAGAGCTTGAGGATTTCCAAGAGTAGACTGACCAACATTTTGCAAAGATGTTAAATCCGATGGATTATAGCTTGTTAAGGTTTGCATAAATTCTGGAGAAGCACCCGTTCCAGAAGTTAAACTTGCAAATGTGTCTGGATTCATTTTTGACAAATCTGTCAGAAACGAAGGATCTTGAAGCAAAGAAGGGTCAATATTAGATAGATTAGTTAAGGCATCTCCACTCAGCCCTTGTAGATTCATGGCGGCAATTTTATCTGTTGGATCTAGTGCTGCCAAATTTTGCAAGTTAAGAGCTTGGGTTTGTCCTAGTGTATCAGTCGCTGATGCAAGCGCATCTGTAGGGGATATTCCACTAGCTGCATCTGGAATTGCGTCAGCCGCTGCTCCTAGAGCCATATCGCTTCCTCCTAACGTAGCCAGCCTCATAGCAGTCTGTTCTGGAGTAGCACCTGTGGCCGTAGACACTGCAGCCGTTGCAGCCAGTTTTGCTGGCAATGCCAACTGACCAAACCCCGGTATAAATGGTAAAACCATTGGCAAAACATCACCAAGGCTAAAAGCCTCAAATATACCTGTTTGCGGATTTCTTGTTAACTGGCCTTCAGGAAGAAGCGAAGCAATTCCAGCTACTTCCTTGGGGTTCATGTGGACAAGCATGCTATCCCCATATCTACCCTGAGAGGCTAAGTGATTTGCTGTCTGTTCTAATGGATATTTATTCATAAGAAAACCTAACTTGTCTCAACTCCAAATAAATTAAAACTTACATTAGCTGCACTACTATACACCTTTACCACATCTTTCTGACCAAGGCACATACCTATAACTACTGTTCTTGTTGTAGTTGCCGCTAAATCTTCATCGTAAAAAATAAACTGTTTGTCATCTGCCCCTGCCCCATTTACATGGACACTGACCCTGAATGTAATTCCCGAACCGCCTCTATTACACACAACTAGGGAACTAACTGTGGTCTGGGTTAAGTCAGGAACTGTATAAAGTGTTGTAATGGTTGTAGCACTAACATCTAATTGCCCCAAGATTTTAATTGCATCAGCCATCAACTAGCTCCCATCAAAAGAAATTGAAACCTTCTCAAAGCTAGAGAGCTTTCCTTGCTGGTTTTCTTGGTATTAGCCGCAATGTCACTTTGCATCTCTTCAAGGGTCTGGGTTACTGTAGCTCTTGAGACTTGCTCATTGTTAGGGTTGTACTCTGCTGTTGCTACTGGTAATACGACTCTTCTATATTCACCCATTACCTTCTACCATCCGATCTCATGTCAAATCGAGGCGTTCCCAGCCTCCAGCTATAACCTGTGCCTGTATTCTCTACCCTAAGTATAATATCTCTTGATCTTGCCCTGACAAAAGATTGAGAGCTTGTCGGAACCACTGTAGAGGTGGTCAATGTTGTTGCTGTATTCAAAGGAAAGTCTTTGCCTTTTAAAGTTATGGTCATACTGGCATCGCTGGAAGATCCACCACCAAAACTAAAATCTGGGATAATCCTTTTCACCATAATGAATTGTTCGCCATCACTAAGCTCAAGATCACCAGACTCAATATAAGCCACCATCTCTGCGCCATCATCGTCATGTCCAAACTCATGGTTATACAGGTAGTTTGTCAGTGGTGTATCAATGTCAGCCGAACTAGCAATAGGATTTTCTCTTGTAGGCGCATACGTCCAAGCAGCCCTAGACAAAGTTCCGATCATCCATAGGTTTTCTACATAGTTATAAGACACATAGTTAGTAATATCAGTGTTTCCTGTACCTACTGGGTAAAACCACATCACTTCACTAAAGTCTGGATTAGACGCTGCAAACACCTTTCCTAGTTGTTCCGTGTTTATATTGCTCAAAACAAAATCAAGAACAGCACACTCCAGCCTTTGCACAGAACCGTTGTAGACGTAAAATCCTCTGTTATCCATGAAGAACACTGAGTCTCCAATAGCAACCGCTGCTTTAGGACTAATCATGGAAACGCCTTCTGCCACCGAACCAAACTGAAATATAAAAGGTGCGCCTACAAATCGCATAGACTGAATGCCAATATCTGTCCAGATTAATATTTCCTGTCTGGTCTTTACTGCGCCTATAATTTCTGATCCAGAGCTTAATACTTGACCTCCAGCAGAGTTAACTGCTGTAGGTGTCCAGTTGACTGCGCTTTCTTGATCTGACCATCTGACAAACAAAGGGTTAACACTTGTGCTTCCAATAGGATTAGCACCAAAACAAATAACATGTCGATCTACATCTGACACCATAACTTGCAACGCTGCTACTGGAGCATCTGACGCTCCACTAACCGCAGACAGTGCTACTGCTCTAGCTCCAGTGCCTCCGCTTTCATCCCAGAAATAAACACTGCCACCCCTAACATTAAACAAAAGGTCATCAGCAAAAGAGTCTTGACTATACAATCTTAGCTGATTAGTAGAAGAAAGTGCTGTAGATGAACTCCATGTTCCTGTATTCCAAGCTCCAACACCCCAACCTGTACTTTCCAACCAAGCATTAAGACCAGTATTTATCTGGTATGCTCCAACTGTTGAAGATCCACCATTTCCAGAATCACTACTGTTAGCTGTTACGGCAGTCCCGTCTGTGTCTTTAGCGGTAATTGTGTAAGCATTTGCGCTGGTAATAATATTTATCTGATATTCTTGATTTAACACTGTGGCTGTTATATTTCCACCAAGGGTTGCCGCATCAGAAAATGTTACGAAGTCACTTGCTACCGCTCCATGCGATGTGTCAGTTACTGTGATCGTAGAAGAACCATTACTTGCCGCAAACGTCACATCTCCTGCGCTAGTAGTCGCTCTAATTGGAGTAACGTCATTAAAGTCAACGCCTTCATTGACATAAAACTTTAAATTGGTTCCTACGCCAAGATACTTGGTTCCGCTTGAGGAAACCCAATCCATCAAAGAACGAGCAACTCCCTTTATAGATGCAGAAACGTATTTCTGCCAGCCACCTATCTTTTCAGGCTTGCCTTTTCTGAACCTGACTTTATCTCCGTCAAACCAACCTCCATCCCTAGTGTACTGGGTGCTTTCCTTGTTGATGCCGGGGTTGATGTTTATTTTCTGTAAAGCCATTTAGTAGCACCATAACACTGGCTGACTTGTTCTAGTGTCAACATGAACAAACGTCTTAGCCACTCCGATTCCAGAAAACCCAAGCTCCAAAGCCTTGGATACAATAATAAATCTTTGCGATCCTCCTGACACGGCTATATCTGCCGCAATTCCTAAAGTGTGCTGACCAGCCTTTTCTTTCTTGGCTTCAACGCTGTGAGAAGGATCTCGATAGCCAGACGTAATTGCAAAAGGAAAACCACATTCTTCTCTTAACTTGTCAAGAGCATGAATAAACTCATCCTGAATTTCATTATTGCCTGTTTCAGAACACTTAAACTCATTTCTTAAAAAATACTTAAAATCTACCATTTGGTACGATTTGCCCAATATGCTGCTGACATTTTGCCTTTCTTTATATTCTTTCTATGCCTTGCTTTAAAGCTTTTACGTTTAGCTTTCATTTTAGCAGACTCGCCTTTCTTAGGCTTTCCAGCCGTACTTGCTCCCTGCTCACCAAACCTGATAACTTTTTCTTTACCGCCTTCACAAGCCTTAACCACATGCGACTTCTTAGAATGACTAGGAGTTCTTTTAGGCTTGTTACAGGACATCGCGCCTTTGTCTACGCGACCACCCTTCTTGTAATAAACTCGCATTATTTTCGATGCCTCGCTGTTTTCTTGGCTATCTTTTTAGGCTGTGCTGAATGTTGTTTGCCTTTTTTTGTGTCTTTTCTTTTCTTTTTGGTTGTAGCCGCATACTCCTTGGAAGACATGGATTTAATGGCTTTTTCGGGCAGGTAGCGTTCTCCAGTGGCTTTTGAGCCTTGGGTAGAGGGTTTGCCACTCTTTGTCCTCCATTTCTGTTTTGTCCATTTTTTAAGGGACTTTTGAGACTTCTTGAGAGCCATTACTTTTTCTTCTTGGGTAACGTCTTTTCAAGAGCCTTGGCTTGAGCCGCATGCATCTTGGCTGAGTTTTTAAGTTGCGAGATCATTTTGCGCTTTTGCGCTGCACTTAGTTCTGCCATTAGTCTTTATATCCTCCACCAGCTTTTTTGTACGCTGAAGCAAGCATCTGGGCTTTTCGGGCTGACCACTGCCCCGGCTTCCCGCCCTTACCTCCAGCTTTAATTCTGTTAAAAATCCTTTTCCTCAATGAAGGCTTAGTATAATTTCCTGCTTCATTAACTTTAGATTTAGTTTTCTTTTTTGCTTTCGCTTTTGCTTTAGGCAAACCAAGGCTCCCTTTTTCCTCCGCTATACACTTTTGCATGACCTTCTTTTATTAACAGTTCACAAATGTTTTTACCATCAACAGTAAAAGGTATGCCCAATATACGACCATACTTTCCGTAACCAAGAGAACAAAACGTAAACTTTTCTCCTGCTGGCAAAAGCTCCATAACCCTTGCTTTTGCTTTTAATCCAGCTTCTTTTTCCCGTAAATTTCGAGTTCTACTTTCTGGCGTATTTATCCCATGAAACCTTAACTTTTCATCAGTTAGTCTAACTGAAAATCCAAGCTCGACATGAGCTATTACAACCGTATCACCATCTATTACACGATCAATTACTGCATGATACACGTAAGGCTCTGGCTTCATTCCTTCTTTCCTTGACCTAGGAATAGCCCGAAAACGGCAGTCATTGCGCCGGTAACCACCGAAACCAGCCCTGCCTGCTCAAAAGTGGGGTCTTGAATGCTCATGAACCAATGAATCACATCCCATGTAGCTATTGCCATTATCAGCACTAACAGCCTTGGAAACACTCTCCACTTGTCAAATTCCTCTGGAGTCATTTGCGTAACTTCATCAATTTGTCTGCGCCCCTGATACCAAATGACGCACTGACCGCAATAAACAAGAGATACTGATACCAATCCGGGAGATTAGATAGAGCGTCAAAACCAGCGTGAAGGCGATCCATGACAGCGACATCATCAAAAGCGACTGCATAGCCCACCATAAAGATTGGCACAGAGAGTACAAGCGTCCAAAACTCATCTTTAAAGCTGTTGTCGCTTGCCGAAGCCATCTTTGATTCCCATTCGGCAGAGTGTTCAATAACTTGCATTTGTTTCTGGTGCTTGGCTTGAGATTGCTCATGTTTATTTTTCATCCATGTTCCAGCTAGATTTGTCACTGGGCCTAGAACCGCGCTAAATATATTCATATTTATTAATCCCTAAAAACCGTTTTTGATGACACCATAACTGGCTTGCAATATCCTGTAACTTTAGCTTCTCTATCTTCCAGTCTATCTGCAAAATAACGGCATCTATTTATGTTTTGAAAATACATATTCCTAGTGTTAATTTCTTCTCCAGAAACCACCACTATTAACAAGAACGCCATTACCTTTTCCATTTTTATATTTTAAATGTTGTTAGTAATGTATAAAACCAGTACACAAGAACAACAACTACTGATGCCCCCACAAGAATAGCAATAATATCTAATATTGCTCTTCTTCTTCTCTTTTGGGCATAAACAGTTCTTTCGCGTCTTTTTTTAATATCTCTTCGCATTTGAATCATTTCTCGATATGTGTCTATCCCATATCGAACAACAATTAAATCGCGTATGTGTCTTTCCTGCTCTTGAATCTTTTTTTGACAAATTACTGAATTTAAAGCTTCAGCTTCAACACTTCCTTTATCAAGGAGTTTTCTGAAAATTGGAGGTTTTTCTGACTGCTTTTCCATTTCTTTAAGGTCTGCGGCATAGCCGTACCATCTTCCAAGGTGAAGAGCGACATCTTCAATTTCTCTTCCTGAGCTAATAAGCTTTTGTACTCCATTAAAAGCCGTACTAGCCATTGCCAAGACACTAAGTGGTTCCACACTTTAGAACCTCCATTTCTTACTGCGCTTCGGATTTATTATTGAAACAAAATAACTTTTCATCTGTCCCACCATACAGCCGCTGCTATTAATCCTAACATTGCGACAGTAAAAAAATGAATTATTGTTTTTAATACAGAGCTTTTAACATCGCGGTAACTGTCTAGCAACTGACGCAAAGCTCTTATATCGTGAATAGCTTCATCATCACCTAAACCAAGCGTTGCTAACGCTTTTTCTGCGCCCCTGCAGGACGCTTCTTCTAAAAGTTTTTCTAAATCAGCATCATTCATGATTTATTTTTTACATAAGTAGTTTTTAAACGAACAAGAATAGAAGATATCTTATCCTTAACCTGTTCTCTGTAAAACCAAAGGCTAACAGAAACACAACCAGCAAAAAAACCTAAAACAAAATCCATAATATTCACCGCCTTTAGTCTGTACTTGGGCAAACAGGCAGGGCTGTATTGATTCCACCTACACCAATCTGTCCTGATGTTTGATTGTTTACACAGTTTACGCCAGCCACCCATACGGTATTTGCGTCCTGTATTTTGCTTAATATGTTATCTAGCTGTGTATCGTAGTTAGGAATTGTTATTCCCCCAATGGCATCCAAAATGCCTTGAAAGTTAGCGGTATAGTCTGGGAAAGACAGGTTGCTAATAGCGTCTAATACAGCCGAATTATCGCCACCGCCAGTGCTTCCATTTATACTTGCCAAGCCTAACCCAAGACCCAGATCAACCGATTGTTGTCCAGCAACATTAATTGCCTCATATGATCCTAACCCAAGGTTCAGCATGTTTTCGTTGTTAGACCCTAACATGTCATACAGGGCTGTGGTCTTGTTTCCTTCTTGCTCGATTCTAGCAAGGTTAGAGGTCATAGCGTGTCTAGCTGTAGTCTTCTGGGCATCCGAACTTATCCACATAGCTCCAAGACTGCCTACCACTGGAAGAACTGCTTTGCTCCACTCAAGTGCTGCTGATTGTTGAGGGATTACCTGTGTTTGAGGTGACTGCATCAACGCTAATGCCATGACAGCAGATCCTGCGGCTGATGAATCGCCACTAGCAGCTATCTTCGATAACGCCTCAGATTTAGCTTGTTGTGCTGCTGACTGAGCTATCGCTATCTGTTGAACAGCTTGGTAGTATTCTTGCCCTGCCGTTTGACACCCTGTTATTAGTACCGCCAGTAAAAGTCCGATAATCCGCATGATTTATCCCTCTTTAGGCCAGTTTTGTCCATCCATTACTACTTTCAAAGCATCTACGTCAGACACCCCAGCTATTGCTGATTCCAACCTCCCACACTCTGTAAGCACAGCAGTCCGATAAGTTTCTGTGGCAGAAGGAACATTAACGCTACGCTCTACCTTCCTTATAATCATCCAATCTGTTGTTGATAAAAGCTTGTTAGTAGTGTCTTTAACTTGTTCTGTCATTACTGTTTTAAGACCTTGATTGACCATTTTCTCGCTGGTATCAACCATCTTGCCTTTGTCTTTTCCCGCACCATTATCAAAATCAGCATCCCAAACTTGAACGTATAGTTGATTACCATCAGAATCTTTGGCATCTTCATCTTCTAAGCGTTTAGCTGTGTTGGTATATTGTTGTGTCGGAACACCATCAACAAGAGCAATATCGCCTTGCGTAACATAATAATATGTTCTGTCTTTTTGTTCGGCATTAATAACGTCTTCTACGTTTTCAGCAGTTTTAAACTCTGAATTAGCTACGCCACCTGCAAACGAAGTGTTTGGAAATAATTGTTTTATTGTCCCTGTCGCAGTAATTGCTGCGTCTTTAACTATTGCGTACATTGTCACCTCGCATTTGCATATTTAAACGGAAATTTGGCAAAGGCCATATAAAAATAAGTTCCACTAGAATTATTCATAGCGTTTGCATTATTTCGTATCTTAAAACCATTACTTAAAAAATCTATACCTACGGCTGATGTTGTAGCTTCAGCTTGGGCTAGATCAGCCGCTAAATAATCGTCTATTAAATTAATAGGGCTAATTTTGCTATCTGATATAATCCAACTGTTAGTGCTATCTGTTCGTTTAATCATAGTCCAAGCTGGACGAAAACCTGTGTAGACATATGTACCGTTAGCATTTCCATTGCCTTTATAGCTTCCAAACTTACTAAAACCTGCAATTTCTGCAAATGCGTAAAAAACAGCAGTTGCGCTACTTGTTACACTTGAATAGAGAACGCTAGATGTTGGTGCTGTAGCAGACATTGAATTTGATGCTGCTGTTGTATTTAACTGCAAGTAATCCCAACCACCGTCTAGCGCAGACGTTTGCAAATACCAATCACCTGTACCACTTGTAAGTTTTACAATGTAAACTTTTGGAATAACTCCAAGGCCATGTCCATAAGTAGTATCTGATCCTGTTCCCACTACGTTAATAATACTAACACCTGCCGTTGTGTTTACAGAAACCGTTGAAAGAGAACCACCATCCAAATTAGTTGATCCAAATGTGATGGTTGTGTTTGCTTGACCCCCCATCCCTGAGTGAGCGGTGCAGTAGTAATAAAGGGTTGGCGCACTAGCAGCCACTGTAATTCTTGTGTAAGCTCCAGACGATCCCGGTGTTCCGCTGGTTGTTACACCTGTCGTATATTCTGAGCCTCCACCGTGAGAGCCGTCAGAGGTAGTAGAGAATCTAAGAGGATGTCCAGAGTTAGAACTGTCTGACTGATCGAAAGTGTATGTGCCGCCCTCTTGCAGGTTGAGAGTTACCGCACTTGTTCCATAGTCATTAAAACGATACTTGTTGCCACTGTCTGACACCACTTTCGTAGTATACGTTTTACTAGGCGTAGCTCCTTCTAACCTCCAGTTCCAAGCTACATAAGTTTTGCCATCATCATTTTGACCGTCATTAGCAGCATCCTTCATAACAGTAAAGCCATCACTGTCAAGACTTACTAAACTATATGTTGCATCTTGTGCATCTGTTCTGTTTGAACTTAACAAACCACCAGCTACACCCCTAACAGCATCATGCCATTGATGCCAATAATTATAATTTCTACTCTTGAGCCATACCCAATCTGGACGAAAACCAACACCAGTAAGAGCGCGGTCTTCTGTCTCATTACCTGTATAAAGGATTGCATTAAAATGATTTGTAGACAATTTAATTGTTGGGGTCGGGAGGTTTTTTGTGCATAACGCTTTGAATCCAGACGGTGGAGAATAATAAAAATCTCCTTCCCCACTACCATCTGCATTGCCTCTGGAAGTCCAAGAAGAAAATGCAAAAGAACTGCTTTGTCCAAAGTTCATAGCAAGATATGAACGGTTTGCATTATCGCTACTTGTTGCAGTAGAAACACCAATCTTACTATCTGATGTAAAAGTATGTGCTGTACCATTTGAGTTGCCAGCAGGATCTCCAGAATTCAACCATGTAATAGCTGATCCACTATCGTATCCTCCATAAACTTTATTATTGTCAACATCTATGGCTAAAGCTAATACGTAATATGAAGCTGTCAGTCCAGTAACTTGAGTACCGACAGTTGATCCTCCATCATACATATCTAAAGTGTTGCCGTATAAAGTTAAATCTATACCTGTGCTGTTGCTATCAGAAGCAATATTGCTGCCTTGGGTTGGTATAATGAATCCTTCATTAACTACTAACTGCGTTCTATTGCCTGATCCAGCTTGTACACCACCTACCATTTCAACATACCATTTGCCCGACTCAGGTAGTTTAAATGTCGTAAAATGGTTACCATAATTTCCACTACTATAACTTGCCGCTAATACTTTCCTGCTTCCTTGGACTAATGTAGAAACTGTAGTGTTGTAAGGCTCTAATGAATTTACTGTTGGAAAATTATTAGTAGGCGTATCAAGCAGAACATCTGCATTTGCTAGATTGCTTGCAGTAAGATTGTTTCCTTCTCCAGAGCTATCTGTGCCAATTGCTCCTGATACAAATTTTAGATAAAATCCATTTGTACCATAACTACCGCCTTCATATTTCTTGGGAATTAACTGTCCTGTTGTAGAATCAGTTTCTGTAAAATCTGTATAGGCTTTCACTGTTCCATCAATATGATGATATTCGGCAAACATAACATCACCATAATAAGCATCTTGCACCTGATTGATTGTGTGCAAAGCAGTGCTATTACAACTTCCTTGATAATTTAAAGATGGCCAAGTAGTTGCCGAAATGTTTGTGCATCTAACGCCATTAACCCAAACTTGAATCCTGTTAGTATCTGTGCTTTGGGTAGTGTCAAAAATCAAAAGCAAGTGATACCAAGCAGAACGATCATTTAAGCCTGTGTTAAAAGTTACATAAGGGCCGCTATATGCTCCTGCCCCATAATTATCGAGTAAAACAATATTGCCACCTGTATAATAAAAAAGACCAGTATAATACGAAACGGCAGCACCACCGGGAAATCCATAAAAACCCATGTACCCATCACCAGCACCTGTTAGCTTAATCCAACAGCTTTGCGTCCACGTTCTTTGATTTCCAGCACTACTAGGTGTTATTTCTAAATGAGCATCATCAGTAGCATCAAGCATAATAGACTGCTCTATTTCATAAGCGTCTTCACCGCCCGATGCGGCTAACAATTTCGTAGATCCAAAACTCATTACGTTAGATCCTGTCCTGCTGTGAATCCATAATATATTGTGCCTCCATCTACCGTATGAAACACAAATACATCTACATCTCCACTACCTGATGAGATCGTGGGAGTTGTTCCTCCAGCCCAATCCACTGACCCCGGCCATGTTATGGTTCTTGCTGAAGAGTCCTGTGTAACCTTCAAAATAAAGGTACTGGCGTAGCCACTAGCCGCAGGGTTGCTGAACGTATAGGTTACGTTCTCACTGAGCGTATGTGTAAACACTGTCCCCAGATTCAAGTTAAGGGTTGCGGCATTACTGCTGGAGCTAACCGCTGTGCTTTCTTCTTGAATACCTGCATCGAACTTGACTACCTGATTCTCATCAATGTGGATTGCAGGGGTCGTGCCTACCGTAGACCCCACACCAATTAACAGGTCATCAGATGAGTCATCGAGTGCCACATAAAAATCTTGAGCGTTCCCATCGAAAACCAGCTTGCTGTCTACAGCGGCTGCATCACCGATTGTCACAGAGTCATCTGTAATGGTCAGGATACTATTTGTGCCTACAGTAGAGCCTTCTCCAATAACAAGTTTATCTGAGGAGTCATCGAGGCCAATATAAAAATCCTTCGCGTTCCCATCGAAAACTATCTTGGTATCTTCTGCGCCAGCATCGCCAATGGTCAAGGTAGGCGTTGTACCCTTCAGTGCCATTGTCTGGGCTACTATATCGCCTGTAGTGCTAGATGCCGCCTGTCCTACCCCGATGCTCTGGGCAAACTTGATGTCTTGGTTTTCATCAATTTCTATGGCAGGGGTTGTGCCAACTGTCGATCCAAGACCAATGACTAGATCATCACTTGAGTCATCGAGACCCACGTAGTAATCTTGCGCGTTCCCGTCAAAAACTATTTTAGTATCGACTGCCGCTCCATCACCCACTGTTACGGCATCATCATCTAGGGTAAGTATTGAGTTGGTTCCAACGGTAGATCCGACACCGACTACTAGCTTATCCGCTGAGTCATCAAGACCTACATAGAAGTCCTTGGCGTGACCATCAAAAACTAGGCTTGTGTCTTCTTCGCCAGCGTCACCTATCGTAAGACTAGGGGTTGTGCCTGTAATGGTTACATCACCGCTGAATGTTGCGGCTCCTGATGTCAGGGCATCAATAGACAGGTTTGTAAATACCTGCGTAACTGTAGCACCTGTGCCATTACCGTTAAACTTTAATACAACATCTTTGCCGTTAGCAATCTCAAAATCATTTGAGGCACTATAGTTGCCTTGGAATATAATGACTGAACGACTGCTAGAAAGACTGTTACGCAGATAGCATATTTTTTCTGCATTATTTGGAGTTAACTGGACATATGCCGTTCCACCAAGATCACCTCCGTCAACGAACTCGATAAATTTATTTCTTCCATTCGAGCTTGCGCCATCAGTAATCGGGAGGGCAGTGGGAGAGCCAGAAGAACCAGCACTAGATAGTGTAACAGAGACAATACCAGTAATCGCTTCATCCGTTAAATCCCAGTTGGTGTTAGTGGTATCACCCCAAGTACCTGACTGTTCGCCAGATCCTATCTTCTCGATACCTAAAAAATTTGTGTATGTACTTGACATGTTTATATCCTCTTACGCAGCATCTTCCCAATTCGGACTTTGCGATGGGCTAATTGTTGACCAGCTTGTTCCTACATTTGGGCTAATCTGCACCCAGACTACAGCAGTACCTATTGCTCCAGTAGCGGAGACACCTGTAACCGAAACTATTGTTTGTGGAGCTACCGTGACAGAACCAACAGCACCAGTTCCAGCAATGCCTGTAACTGAAGCAGACGCATCACCTTCAATGGTGACACTGCCAACTCCTCCTGTTCCTGCAATTCCTGTAACAGCGGTAACCGCAGATCCAGTTGCTGTAACACTTCCTACACCACCTGTGCCAGCAATTCCTGTAAGACTTACAACTACATCGCCTTCAAAGGTAACGCTACCTACCGAGGCTGTAGCACCAGCAATAGCTTGGTCTACGTTCCAAGAACCACCGTTCCAACTTTGACCAGAACTATTCCAGCCAATATAGGTGGCTAAAGCATCTGCCATCAGGCAATCCTGATAATGGCGTTACTCGCGTCAGCAGTTGGGAACTGGATTGTAAAATCTCCACTTGTTGATGACTTGTCAGCACCAAAATCCAAAACGCAAACAGTTGGATCTCCACTGGCACTGTCGTTAAATATCAAAGCACCTCTAGCCGTAATAGATGATGAGCTAAAAGTTACGTCAGCAAAATCTGTAAAAGCCGTAGTGCTACTTGTCGTGGGATCTACTCTAGTAAGAGAAGCACCTTTTGCAGTATAACCTGTACCGCTTACCTCGTTGCTGGTGGTATACGCAGTGGTAGCCGCATTGAAGCTGGCACTGTTTGTATACAATGCAATGTTAAAGGTGTTGCCACCAGAGTTTTTAAAATTATGTACCGCTTCCATTAGCTCTTTTTTGAAGCTGGTACACATAAAGTTTCCGCTAAAAGCCATCATAGCCTCCTGATTATATTAGCTAGGCCGTCATCTCCAGCCTTTAACGCTTCATTGTATAAATCGGTTTTGTACCCGTTAATTCCTTGCCTGACGTAAAACTCAATTACTTTTTGTATGTTCTGCTTGAACGCATTAGCTTGCTCCCTTATCAGGGGGTTAGCACTTTCTGATACAGAAACAATCTTGTCTGCACACCTAGACGCTACCTCCTCTGGGGATATGCCTCTTTGATGTGTGGTATGAACTCCTACAGAGCCTATCTCTGCTTCGCTTAACGAACTAATCACGCTCTTCTGTTCCTAACCGCCCCAGAACGATAGCTGTCTGTAGTGTCGTAATTCTCGCCCAGATTCTTGAGCTTTCCTAACGCATCTTCATATCTTCCTATATAAATCTGCATAACGTCTGCATCACCTTTTAGGAAAGTGTATGCTTCAACTAAACACCCATAAAACAAGGTTGACTCTGCATTTGTGCCTAGCCAGCTTGTGCCACTTGATGCCGTTGTAATTGATTCTGGCTTGTAAAAGTAATGAAGCTCTACCGTGTAGTTTGTTGTGCCAGTCAGGTAGTTAGGTGTCGGTGCTAAAAGAAAATTAGATTCATCAAATATCGCGTAATACTTTGGCGTTCCAGTCGTTGTAGAAGCAGGGTACGCTTCTCTTATAAAGTTTACATCTTTAAATATAAGAAACTCATATCCAGTGTTATCTACAGACAAGGAATAAGGAGCCAAGAAATCAGATGGCATGGAAAGGTACTGGTTTCCCTGAGATGTGTTACCTGTAGCGTTTTTTCTAAAATCAGGCAACTGAACTGATTTAAGTATTCTGTCCTCTGCTTGCAAGATAATGGTTGGAAGATTATTAACGAAAGTAGTTTCCGTTGTCTCCAGATAATCCTGCAGAGCATTTTTTAGAGTTGTAAATGTCCACGCCATTAGCTGGTACTCACTGTTACTTTGCCCACCTCGCATTTCATATCAAGATTAAGCGTTTGTGTTCCGTATGCTGTCAATCCTCCACCAACTGGATCAAATGCAGACAATGCTCTGCTTTCTGTTAACGACTTGTCAGGACGAGCATCTCTAATTGCTTGAGGATCGTCCATGTTAAGCTTTCCAAGCTGTAACTGGGGCTGGTCTTGATCAACCACATCATAACCAACCAAAAGTCCGTTTGGTCTTTGATTTTCTATTTGTTTAACAAGCTGATGTTTTGGATAGCGAAAACCAGTACGGTCACAAAATCCAAAAGCATGTTTTCCAGAAGCATATGAACTCATAAATTAGTATACCCACCGGGAGACACATACAAAGTATTTTTGTTAGCCGCATCAGAAGCAAGATTCCATTGCTCTTCATAAATCTCTTTTAAAAGAGGAGCGACTTGAGCAGAGTCTCTATTTTTAATTGAAAGATAATAAGCAAGACCCGCAACTAAACAGGGAAGATATCTTGCAGGCACATCCACATTGTTTGAGGCAGGCTTTCCTGTGTCTTCTATTCTTTCCATATAATAGTAAAAAAACGTGTACGTTGCCTGAGAGTCAGGCACAGGCCACAGGTTAATAGTAATATTGCTTGGAGATCTTTCTACATAATACTGAATGGGTCTGCCATCTGTAAGCTTATTAGTTAACTGGGCATACTGGCTAACTGATATTCTTTGCATAGAAAGATCGCTTTGCTTGTCGGTATCTCCTGCATCTGTTCTTAACAGTCCTTCAATAATGTCTAGTTTTTCTGCTGTTAAAGCATACGAAGACGTTCCAGCAGTTAACGCTTGAGAAGCACTTTTTACGCTCCACAAATTTAACCCCCTGTTCTGCCACTCAAGAAGAAGCAGATCCAAGCTCCTTCTCGCTGTACGATAATCGTATCCACTACGAGGCTCTCCACCTATTCTTTCATAAGCTTCTTCAACAATATCGCCTAGATCAAGATCAAATGCATATGTGCCGCTTGTAGCCATTAAGTAACAATCCCTTTAGTTTTTCCTCTCATAGCAAGGCCATCTCTGCATTTAGCCATTTTTGCCCTGCCACCTTCATTCATTTTTGCTGTTCCAGCAAAAGGGCGATAACCAAGATCAACATCCATTATTTCTTTATTTCTTTTGTCGGCTTCTTTCTTTGCCTTTGATTCTATTTTAGCCTTTAGCTTGGCTATTATTTTTTTCATTTTGCTAACCTTAAAATCTAATAGAGTTATAAATATTGCTAAGATCAATCGGATTATTCTTTAACCATTCTGCCCACTCTGCATTGCCCCAGTTTGACGTATCAACTGTTGGCGGGGTTACTGTTGTGGGAGTAGTGGTTGTTGGAGTGGTAGTTGTATCTGTTGGCACTGGTTCAGGAACAGTATCTTCTCTTGCCGCAGGTTCGGTTGGAGGGTTATACGGAGGGGGATATACTATCGACCTTTGACCCATGCCTTGATATGGATTATACCCAGTTTGCGCCCCAAACATTCCCGCATATTGCATTGGCTGACCATAAAGACTTCCTGTGTTATAAGGATTTCTTGGGAAAGTATTTAAAGGAAAAGGGCCGCCAAAAGGACTTGGATACATTCTTTGACTAGGTTGATACTGAAGTGGACTCATGCCCATCCCCATGCCAAAACCACCCATCATGTTGTACCCTGATCTGCTTCCCATGTTAAAAGGATTCATGTAAGCATTGGAATAGTTTTGCATGTCCATTGAGTTGCTGTAAGGACTCATGCTTCTGCCATAAGGATTAAACGTGCCGCCTTTCATTCCTGCTGGGCTTTGATATCCTCCCATTCCTCCATACATCCCGCCAAAAGACGGTTGATTTCTTATATACGGGTTCATGCCATAACTAGACAAACCAGCCATCCTTGGATAATAAGTGTTTCCACTGTAAAGCTGTTGCCTAGGCTGCGGCTGCATCCTAGAGGACAAGGAATTATAATTAGACATCATACTTTCAAAAGGACTGTACATCACGCTCTCCTAAAACTACGGTTCTTAGATTTGCTTACTACTCTAAGATTCTTACGCTTGTTGTTTTTGGGATTTCTGTCTTTATGATGAACATCTTTCCCATCGCCTTTTTTAACTTTTCCTGCCGCTGACATTTTTCTACGGGCAGCATTTCTTCCTGCTCTGTTTTTTTTCTGCTTAGAACTGGAATGATAATTATCGTACTCTTTGCGATAATTTCTCATTACTTCTTCTTGGCAGGTTTTTTCTTGGCAGGGGCTTTTTTAGCAGGAGCTTTCTTGGCTGGAGCCTTTTTCTTGGCAGGGGCTTTCTTCTTTACTTCCCATGCCTCATTTTCTTTTGTGTCAGGATCATCCTTGGCAAAAGTTCCGTCTTTAGTCCTTGATCTGACAACCTCCACATCATTGCTCATTTCTTTTAAAATTCGCTTTGCTTCAGTTTCTGTCATCAAGTCAAAGACAACGGTTTCATATGTGCCATCAGAGTTCTTTATACCAATCTGGTATACAGGATCTCCGTTATTCCAGTTTCCATTTTGAAAGACTTCAAGTTTAGCCATAGGATTTCACCATTGTCAAAACCACTGTATAAGCATCACCGCTGCTATGCCCCACTGTTGTGAAGTCAATGTCTCCAGTAACGCCAGAACCAGCATTATTGGGTATGCCAGTAAAGGACGTAAAGTCTAATTCGTCAGCGTAATCTGCTGGCAGGTGTGCCGCCAACACATTAGATGAAGCATCAAATTCTATTTTAACGCTCATGCCGACTGTAGAAAATTGTATCTTGCTGATCGCTACGCGAGTGCATGTAGCACCTGTCATTGGATCAACAGACAAAGCAGATACATCTACTTTTGCAACAGCAGACTCGCCTGAACCGTCACTAACATTAGTAAACTTCATAATCAGGTTTCGTGCGCCATCTTGGATTGTCTGAGAGGTTACTGCATCAGCCATTGTATATCTCCAAAATAAAGGGGGGCTTTACGCCCCCATGTCTTATGACTGGTCAGTGAAGGCAGGAACATCCGCACCTTCTTGATAGCCCCAGATATACCAATTGGTTGAATCTTTTGCCAGTACATTAATCTCAAATAAACCAAAATCCGTTAACGTCAGGATTGAATTTGAGTTTCCATCCGCATACACAGAGACATTATCTGCGTTTGAGTCAAGATGAACGATACCGCCCAGATAGAAGTTTGTGTCTGATCCTGTATCAATAATCAGATTTTCTGCCTCTTCTGCCGCACCACCGTAAACCAGCTTAAAGAAAACACCAGCAGAGGGACTAGGCAAAGTCAAAGTGCAATTAGCTGACAGAGCAGGAACTACAGAGGTTCTTCCTCCATGAGCCGTTGCTGTTAGCGAAATAGCTGTTGTATCTGCCAAGGCAACTGGAGTGACCTGCAATCCGTTTCCGTCAAGGGTGAATTCAGTTGTGACAGCACCTGTTGTGCTGTTTTTAGATATGACCGTGAATCCATTCTCTGAACGGACGGGGCCATTAAAGGTTGTATTAGCCATTATGTTCTCCTGTCTCGGCTAGTGTCTGCTTACGCAGTCAGGAAAAAAGGGGGCCGCAGCCCCCGATCAAGTTAAGAACTACCGGGAGATCCGTAGATTCCTAGTGGATCTGAAACGCCAAAGCTATAACGCTCTCTGGCCTTATAACGAACATTACCTGTGTCAAAGTCTCCATCCATAGAAGTTTCAAGCGCAGTACGCTCAAATTGCTTCATTCCGTTAGGAACATCTGTAATGAGGAAAAAGGCATTTGAATCAGTCAGATAATGATTGATTGCATAGCCTTCAGGTATTGAACCGTTATTACGCAAAGCGTTAATGTCGTTATCAGCCGTTCCTACTCTGCCATCTGTTTCCAGAAGACGAGTTGCCACAAACTGTAACGCAGGCGGTACAACTAATCGTCTAGGACGAGCCGCAATCAAAAGTCCACGCTCATCGGTAAATGCTGCAATATTAATTACTGCATCTTCTAATGAAGTTTCGTTGAGATCAGCCGCTGTCGAAGGACGGTTGCTGTTTTTGCCACCGCTTACAAGTGGGTGTCCATCACCACCAGTTACACCGTCACCAGAAGCAGTAAACAGGTTAACCCCGTCACCAGACTGGTAAGAATTGGTGAAACCGTTGTTTAAAGGAAAAGCCGCTTTAACTTGCTTGGTGTACGCCATAGCGCGAGCTAATGCCTTGGTGTATCTAGCAGACAGGGAATCATAGAGGTTATCCTCCATAGCTTCTTCTGTAATACTAAAGCCCATAGCAATAGTTTCGTGGTTATAGCGAGCCGTAAACGACTCCTGCGCTGAGTCATAACTGATGGCAGAACCTTCAGTCTTGACAGGTGCAGCAGCAAAACCCGAAAGTTTTACTTCCTCTTCAAATGAACGATCCGATGATTCAGTTTCGTAAATCACCGTATGCTCATCTTCGTACTTTCCATACTCAAGACCAAACAGGGCGTTAAGACCCGGTAAAAGCTCCTTGAGCATCTGCGCTCTTGAAATAGCCATTACTTAGCCTCCTTATACGCCAGTGGTGTTCACATACTGATGGCCTACGTTAAATTTAACGATTACGTCAGTAAATGCATCACCTATCGCACTGTCAGGGCCATCAACAAAGTCAATAAGCCTTAACGGTAGCGTGTTAGTCGTAGCAGCAGTTGAACCGTCAACGGCATTTTTGCTGCGCCCAATTGTAGTAGAACCCGCTGTTTGAACCACTGCAAAGTTATTACCTAAAACAGTTTGTGCCAAACTTGCATCGCTCTGCATCTTCATTAAGACATCTGGATCGTCTAGGACGTAAGCCATAATGTCAGAAGCCGCTGTGCTTGCGGGAAAGGTCTGGTTAAATGTTTTCTGGGAGGTGCTTGGATCTGTGTAAGAACATCCCATAAACACGCCTACAGTAGTCAAAGAAGTTGTTCCTGTGTCTTTTTCTACTGTTCCAGAACTCACTATTTTTAAAAAATCACCATAGAAGATAGCTGTACTGTAACCGCTTGCAATCTTAATATGGCGAACTTTTCCAGTAAAAGAACCGCTAGCACTTAATGTGCCAATGGGTTCCGCACCAGAGGGAGTCGCTGTAGCAGACATGATAATTCTCCATACATATTAAAAGAATGAGGAAAGTTAAAAACTTATCCTCTGCCAAAGGTTGTGCGCGATGTTCGCTCTGTATTCATCAGAGGCATTCGCGGATCATTTTCTCTCATGAAACTGTTATCAACCGATTCCATTTGTTGGCTAGCCATCTTTTGATAATACTCTTGGCGTTGTTTCATATCTTCCTCAGGGGCTTTGCACAATAACAAACCACCGATTTCAATATTTCCTTCAAACCTTGAGCCTACATCAGACATTACTTCCAACTCTGGATGATCTTCAGCCCTCACTGGAACCCAACCTTCCCTAAACTTCTGGGAGACATTGGTGTTGTCAGCGTGATTTAGTGTGCTTGTCCTGACCCATCTAAAAACATAACCGTCTTTAGGGTCTGGAATAGGCAACACAGATGCTGGTTTCCAAGAATCACTTGTACGAATTTCAGTTTCACGGGCTTCGTTAGCCCTTGGGGTGCGCTTCTCAGCCATTTGACATATCCTCTACGAGTTGTTTGGCATACTGTTCGTTAGTTAGACCTAGCCGCTTTGCGAGAGCAACTTGAGTTTGCGTTAACTTAACTTTGCGAGGTTTAGACCCGTTGTTCCGCGATGCGGGGGTCACCACCATCGATGGACTTCGGGACTTCGCTTGAGAAGAACGCTCCTCTTTCTCATTTGATTCAGTCCCGAAATATTCAGGAAACCTAGAACGCATAGTACGATCTATCGTTTCAAAATATTCATCTGAATTGGGATCAACGCCCTCGTTTTTAACGAGCTTTTCGTGAACCCCGTAAGCAAGAGCGGTCATATCCTTATGTTCATCATCCCCGAACCAAGGGTTTTCTTCTGACCACATTTTTGCTTTTGCGCTAACTTCAGGCTTTTCTGCCTGTTGTTGCGGTTGTTGCGGCATCATATTCTGTTGCTGCATTGCTTGTTGTTGTGCAAATTGAGGATTTTGCTGCATGTGCTGCATATACTGTTGATATTCAGCTTGCCGCCTCTGCATATCCTGCTCATGATTACTGGCCTCACGCAACTCTGCCTGTGCTGTAATCAGTGCTTCCTGAGTAGAAATAACCTTATCGGTATCTCCTTCGTCATAAGCCGCTTTGTATTGAGACTTTGCTTGCTCTACGGCTAATGTCGCCCTGTCTTTAATTTGCGTAACAAGCATGTCTTCGCCACGCCTGATAACATCTTCATACTGTTTGTTCTGGTTAGCATATTGTTGCGCGACCTTAACAGCTTCTTCACGCATTTTTTCAGCAGCTTCACGCTGCCTACGCTCTTCATGCTGCTGATAACGCAACTTGTTAATTCGCTTTTTGACCTTTTCACTGTAGCCTTCAAGCTCTTCGTCCTCATCTGATGAATCAACTGTTTCAGATGCTTCCTGCTTAGGAGGCGGTCTTTGATCTTCAGGCGGCCTGTCATCTACTATTTCCAGATCAAGATCTATTTCATTCTCACTTGTATCTGGCTTGGTAATTTTTGTTCTAACACCAAGAAATTTTTCTTCAAAAGAAGTTTGCGGATTGTTATCAACCTCTAACGCCATTTCTTCGCTCATATCTTCTCTACCCCTCTTGGATCTTCAACGACTGCTTCTACACTATCGTCATTTATTAACCTGAATTCCTTGCCATGTATCCTAAAACGAGTACCTGAATAAGAACGCATCACAATCCAGTCCTGTTCCTTGCAATAAGGCCCAGAGGGAAACCGTGTTTCGTCTTTATAAGCATCTGGGCCAAGCTTTAGCACAAAGCCACAGATTGATCCGACTTCCTCTACATGAAGAGTCTGTTTCGCTTTAAGTATGCCGCCTTCCGTTTTTTCGTCAGGCTCTGGCAAAGCAATTAATATTTTGTAACCTTTGGGGTCAGGAAGTTGGTGAGCCGTTCTTGGCTCTTCTTCCGTTTTTACTGCTTCCATTTTTTGCTCCTGCACTGGAATACGGTGTCCAGAGCCACCTTGCATCGCCTTTGCGATGAATTAGCCTGCCTCGATTCTCTCCTTGAGGTCGAGAAGTTCCCTTTCTGCTAGTGCTAATCCTTGGATTACACCGCAGCTATGGGTATATTCGCTATAGTCCTTACAAGATCCAGTAGCAACGTGGTCAGACATTTCATTCATTTTCTGCCTGAGAAGATCCCTGAGTACATCCATAGAGTTATCAAACGCCCTACTCACTCAGTGTGTCCTTAACCACATCTACTCCTCTTTCAAAACCTTTTAACATCTCTGCGGAGGAAAGCCTGTTTTCGTCTGTAGCAAGCTTTGCCCCTATCCTTGCGCTCTCTATGCGCTCTTCCTGATCCATTTTTTCCCTGTCAAGAACGGCTTTTTCCTGCGCTTTTTGCATATCAAGCTGTATTTTTGCCATTTCAGACTGCGCTTTAGCCATTGCTTCGCCTTCCTTGATCTGAAGCTCTCTTTGCTGCATCTGTATGACAGGATCTTGCATTTGTTTGGCATTTTGCTCGGCCTGCGCCATTTGCTGGGCTTTTCCAGTAACTTGAGCAGACGCTGGGGCAACAAGACGCGATATACGCAGTTCAATATCCTCAGGTAAAGGCTCATCTGGGTGCGGAAGCTCTACACCAAGCTCTTTTTCTACCTTTGCACGATATGCAAAGGCAATATGCTCCTGAATATGGGCTGCACCAGCCGCCATAATCTGTTTTGCAGCGGGTGACTGCTGCATTATCTTCATAATCTCTGGATTTTGCGCCATTGACATGTGAGTCTGTATATGCGCCTCATGATCCTGATATATAAACGCCTTGACAGGCTTTCCATTAAGCATATTCATGTTTTCAGACACAGGATCAGTCGGTTTAATGTCATCTTCCGTGGGAATAATCTTTTCAGCATCCCTGATTCCCAGAACTTCAATCATTTGGCGGTGCAAAAGCGGTAAATCGTACATTTGAGGGGCTTGAGCCGCTAATTGCAGTGCCGCTTGGTACTGCATGATGCGTTGAGCCATCGTTCCAGCGTTAGGATCGCTAACAGGAATGATATCTATGCTGTCATCAAAGTCCTGAACCGTTAATTCACGCCCTTTTGTATCGTATGGGTACGATGAAGGCCCATAATCACGGACTAAAGAGACTAAAATCTTTAATTCCTTGCCAACAGAGTGGTGAACCCGCGCCTGAACTGCGCTCATCACCTTCATTTCGCGCTCTAATATCGCTAAAGTTGTCCCTACTGGGGCTTCTCCGTTAATATCTGCGGCTTTTACGTCTGCTGCGGAGGCAAATCTACGTCCCTCACTGACAATATCACCTAAAAGCTGGTATAAAACACTGCTTGGCTCTTTATATGGGAGGAAAGAAATGCTATCCCGTATCGCCCCACCGGGGACATCAACATCCCGAAACTCACCGGGCATTATCGGAGTGTCATCACCCTTAATCCTAAGACCCCTAGCCTTCAAACCACCGGGCAGATTAGCCAAAGTACCCGCATCCACCAACTGTCTAAGCAATGAAGTGGCTGATTTGGACAACCCACCAATCATATGGACTAAACCAAAGCCATAGAATCCAAGGCCGGGCAAATACTGATAATGCACAAAGTGCTGCCTACGCATCTTGTTAGGGTCATCTTCAAGCCAGTTGCGCCTGATCGATAAAATTGTTGATGATGACTTGTCAATAGTGACAACATAAGGCAATCCTATGCCTGTTTCCTCACCATTCGCCATATCTTCAAAGCCTGCCAGATCTATATCGACATGCATCTCAAGTAGTGTGTGGCGATGATCAAACTCATAGTTGTCAGAATCACCTGTTAATCGGTTATATTTTTCCTGTATATCGCTAACATCAGGGGTAGGAGAAGGAATATCTACATCCCTGTAAAATCCTGCAAATTGTAACTTCTTGATTTCATTAGAAGTTTTCTTCATAACATGCGTTGCTCTCTCGCATGTCGTTAAATCGGACGCTCCGTAACTGACCACAAAATCCTCTGCAGGAACAAACATGGCACAAGGTCTGTCCATGTTCGGGTCGTAATATACTTTCCTGAACGCTGATCCCGCTATGGGAAGGGAGAAGAGCAATTTCTCCGTTTCAGTTCGATACTCCACCATTCTCTGGGTAATAAGGTAATTAAGATATTCTTTTACCCGTGAAGCCTGTTTTACCTTATCCTCTGTTAACTGCCCTACAATATTTGTTTTAACTGGGCCAGCAGCGGGATAAATTTCCTGTATAGTCTGTGCCTGAAAGCGAACAACTGCTTCAGAAAGCATAGGATGGAATACGCCACACGCACCATCCCAAGGGGTTGTCCTGTCTTCAAACTTCAGTCCAAGCAAGTCCAGACCTTTAATATAGGACTGTTCCCAGTCTGAGCGACTGTCCCTGTCTGCATTAAAAGCACCTACAAGCTCGGATGAGATCTCTGTCAGATCCCTGTCATCAATGAATTCTGCCAGATTAGCATCATGAGACATTCCCCCTGTCATGGGGTTGTTAGGATCAAAATCCACCAATACCCCGCCATCAGGGGTTTCAATAGAAACCGACTCAGGGTTTTCTATTTCTATCTGTAAGGCTGGCTCCCCCTGTAACTCCAGAGGAGAGGGGGTCATTGCGCTATCAATTGCCACCTAGCCGTTTTTCCTGAACATCTGATCTCTTGCCGCGCCAGAACCACGGGCTATTGTTCCTACTCCACCCGCAGCCATACCTTTAGGTTTCATTTCGTCTGCCCTGACTGCACCACCTTTAGCGTATCCCTTGCTTTTCATTACAGGAACACCGCCCATAGCCATGCCTTTGGGCTTCATTGCCCTGCCGCCTTTCATCATGCCTTTGGTTTTTATCTTGCCGCCAGCCTTGTAACCTTTAGACTTCTTCATCGTCAACCTCGGAATATAAGTTGTCAAATACCCTGTTTACATCCAGCGTGTAATCCAGATCAGATTTACTGTAATGGACATGCTGAGACGGTCTAAAATCAGGTGCGCCTTCTCCCATTTCAAACCAAGCGGGATGAGTTACCCTGACCCTATTGTTTGGTAACGCTATAATGTTCCCTGTCCATTTTCCTGCATCAAGCAGTTCCAGCACATGGGATTGTTTGTGCTGTGCAGGATCATCACCAATTTCGGAATCGGTATAATCCACGGTAAAATAATACTTGGCGGGATAAAACTCACCATCAATCTTTGCCAACCAAGGACACGGTGTACATCTGTCCAGAACATATACTGCATGCGTCCTCGATGAACAGTCCCAAGGTTGTGCCGCCCATACAGGCATCGGTTCAGGCCACTCCTCAAAAGGGGTATCACCCACCAGTGCCGTAATTGGCATTCTTGCCCACATTGCCCCGCCATGAACATTGGGTTCATCGTTGTCGTAGGTTTCGGCACCAGTAAATATAATCTGAAAACTCAGGCTCCTGCAGGGTATTGTGGTGACGGCTATTGCCATCGCATGCAGAAACTCGCCATGATACTGGTTGTGATTGTGGGTGTATTCCCTGCGTACCCAGCATTTAAAATGCGGTACGTTGCTTTGCAAAAAAGGCATAAGTTTCCTTATGTTAGTAGTATTGTGCTGTTTTCTGTAGAACAGGCTCCTCTTCTTCATCTGAGTTAAGGCTTAAAAAGCCTCCCTGCCTGAAGCGTAGTAACGCCTGTGTAGAGGAATCTACGAGATCGTCATGCTCCCCAGAAGGGAAAGACGCAAACTCCTGTATCACCTCTTCAGCAAAGCGGGTTTCTGGACACCAGACCACACCAGATGCAAACAGATCAGCCACTGCATTAACACGGGCGATCTTGTCATTACCTCTTGAGGGGGTGTATTCAGAAACAGGAATGCCCATTGCCCTTAATTCAAAGATCAAGGGCATACCAGCAGCTTTGCCTTCTACAATAAAGGCATCAGGTTGCACATCGTTCCACATCTCATAAGCAACCTTCTTGAGTTCAGGGAACTCCAGACGATCCTTATAGGCATCGAGCAATATGATATTAGGGACAGTTGCCCCTTCTTCATCAGGAGAGTAGAACACTCCCCATGTGGTGCAGGCTGAATAGTCAGCCCGTTGTGTCTTGAGAAACGCTGTATCCCAAGACTGTATAACAAATTCGCAGTAAGGAGGATTATCCTTTTCCCAGATCTTCCACCACTCACGTTTTACTAATGCGCCCTCTTCCGAGGTCGGGTTTTGCTGATACTGTGCGCTCCACTTGGAAGACGGTAGTTCATTTTTAAGCGCGGTTAATTCCGCGAGGCTCCAGAACTCTGGCCACAGGGCTTTGCCTGAGGGCATAATTGCTGGAAATTCTATAACTTCCCATTCATCCACGCCTTCGCGTTGAACGGAAGCCTTTATAATCTTTCCTGTCAGATCCCTCATATGCCATCGCGTCATCACAACAACAATAGCACCACCGGGTTGTAATCGCTGTCGAGGGCCAGACGTATACCAGTCATAGGTGCGGTCAAATACCGCTGGGTCTGCGCTTTGTCCTTCCTGTTCGCTGTGAGGGTCATCGATAATAAGAAGGTCAGCACCCTTACCTGTTACTGCGCCACCAACCCCTATAGCAAAATACTCACCACCAAGATTGGTACTCCATCTCCCCGCAGCCTTGGAGTCAGCCCTTAACGACAGCTTGGGGAAAACCTTTTTGAAATCCTCGCTGTTAACAAGGTTTCTTACTTTCCGTCCAAACCCCACCGACAGTTCAGCGGTGTGTGCGGTCTGTATGATCTTTTTTTCTGGGTACTGACCCAGAAACCATGCTGGTAACAGGTAAGAAGCAAACTCGGACTTTGTATGTCTTGGCGGCATGTTAACTATAAGCCGCTTGAGTTCACCTTTGGCAATCCTTTCAAAAGCATTAGCCATTATCGCGTGGTGCCTACCTTCTATAAAAGCAGGCCACATATATTGCACAAAACCAAGATAGGACTGTTGTGCCTTTTCTTTATTTTGTATTTCGTCCAGTTCTTCAAGAAGCCCTAAAACAGACTTCTGCTCTTCTGCAGGAAGGTTTTTAACATTCTTTAATAAACTAGGATCAATTGTTCCATGTGGAACATTTTTTTCAGACATAGGTTCCCCCTAGGATTGTCCTAGCTAGGATTAACCTACTTAGGTATAAAAAAAGGGATTGCACCAAGCAATCCCGATGAGTTATATCAGTCTCCAGATATGCGCTAGCTAGGAATGACCTAGATCTAAACAGAACTACTTTTAGATTTTAGCATTTTATTGCTGTTGACAAATCAATGTCAAGCATTTTTTTAGAAATTTTTTGAGGGTGCTGGGACTCCTGCCCGTTATCCTGATAAAAAAAGGGATGAGTAACATAGTGACATTAGTTAAATTAGGTAATTTAATGAGCAAAACTCTATATATAGATAGAGAGGTGGGTGCGGGCGAAAGGGGGGGATGGGGTCAGCTAGAAAATGATAGTAGAAAGCGAGAAAAAGACTGAAATCGTAAAAACTCCTGCAAAATCAACGACTTAGTGTCTAGTCCCATCATCATCAGCCGATCCCGCTATAGTAGTCTCAGCCTCAAGACTGCTACCTTGCTGGTCACTGGCTACTGATAGCCTCCGTTCTAGTTCGATCATGACATCCTGAGCCGTTCTATCGATTGTCTCAGTGTGTTGACGCTCAATAAATAAACCGTTCGCCTTGCCTAATAGCTCCGCACTTTTCAATCTCGCCATTATATTGGGCGAAGTATCCGCACTGTCCATAGTGGAGCGGAGCATATCCAGAACCCGCTCAGAATCTGTTAGCTGTCTAGCTACCTGACTAGCCTGCATTTTCTGACGCATTGCCGCAACATGCTCAGATTGCATTATGGCAACATTAGGGTTATCCGCTAGCTTTGCATAGAGCTTACAAGCTTCTACCCTTACCGCATTCGATGACATTGTTTTAACGTCATAGGCATATCTATAAGCATCAGCTAGCGTCATAGGGCTACCAGTGTCATTATCGCCCACTACCGCCATTATGAACGCTCGTTGCTTCTTGGTTAAACCTTGCTCTTTGACTCTTGACTCGCTCATGACCTGCTATCCCTAATAGTTTCCGCTCTCATTACACTATATATAGCTAGAAGTCCAGTAAATACACCACAAATAGGCCATAAAGTGCTGATTTGCCGTTCTAGGTCACTTGTACCATTCGTAAGCTATTGATTTATAAGAAGTTTTTTAACGAAAACTCCGTGACGCGATTTTAAGCACCTTACCCATGCCGTAGTATACCTTTTAATACTTTGTCACCATGAAGCTCTCAGGGCGTTATAGTGGCATAGT